CTTCCACCTCGTCAACGACGACGACCTCGACCTCGACGACCTCGACGACAACTACGCCGAGCACGACGACAACGTCGCCGCCTTCTTCGCCAACTACCGTCGCCGTCTCCTCCACCACCTCGACCACGACGACGACCATCCCGATAGTTGAGCCTCCGCTCATCCCTGCCCCCAGCGGACAGACCGTCCCGCCGGAAACGACTCCGCCTCAGACGACGACACCGCCGACCACGACGACGACCACCCCGCCGACAACCTCGACGACGGTGACCACGAGCACGGTGCCGCCGACCACCACTCAGGCACCGACCACGACCCGCCCGCCGACGACGACGCTCGCACCAACGACCACGATCCGAGCGACGACCTCCACAACGCCCGTCACGACGACGACAGCCGTCCCGAGCACCACCGGACCCTCGACCACGGTGCGCGCCTCTACGACGACCACAGCGGCCTCTCCGTCGACCACGGTGAAGCCGCCGCCATCGACAGACGCTCCTCGGCTCGCACCGGAGCAGATCGCCGCGATCGCAGACCCGGTCGTGAAGGAAGCGGTCGAGCAGGTCATCGCCGCACCAGAGGAGATCACGATCGAGGAAGTCGAGTCGATCGTCGCGGCTGTCGACGACCTCGAACCCGAGACCCTGACGGCGATCGCCGAGGCGCTGTCGGAAGCGCCACCGGAGGTCAAGGCCGAGTTCGAGGACGAGGTGAACATCTACGACGGGGCGTTCGACGCTTACGTTCCGTCCGGCTCCAACGTGACGGTCGCTCAGCGCCGTACCATCGTCGTCGTGACAGCGGCGACCGCGTCGCCTCTGTCGCCGCTCGCGCCCGCATCCGTCAGACGCCGAAGGTAACCCGTAACGTGAAACTCATCCGGTATGTAACCGAGCAAGCGTGGACGCTGGCAGGTACCGGTCTCGTGCTCATCACGTTGAGTGGGTCAACCCGTACGATCGGGGTATGGCTCTCCGTGACCGCAACCGTCCTCCACTTCGCTTCCTATCTACTGCCCGAGGAGTCCGACTGATGATGAAGAACGTCACACTCCGGATCGGCGCGGTGTTCGCCTACTCCGCGATGGCGATCATCGGCGGCTCGTCGATCGTCGGAGGCATCCCCGTCTGGAAGGCGGCGGTCCTCGCCGGTATCTCCGCGACCGCACAAGTCATCGAACGTCTCGCCCGCGCCTACGCCGACGACGGACACCTCGACGTCGACGAGATCAACGAGGCGTTCGCCGGTCACCGAATCGACAGCGCCGAGTGACATGGACCCGATCAGCGCCATCGTCGTCGCCCTTATCGGCGGACCGCTCATGTGGCTCCTGCGACGCGCCGATCGGAACAACACGGAACAGCACGACCGGAACATGGACGAACTGAAACGCATCCGCGAGTCGGTCGACAACACCGGCGACAAGATCGACCGGCTCGATCAGCGGATCGACGCTCACCTCGAATGGCATGTCGACCGCGACTGGAAAGATCGTGTCCGTGGCCGTCGAGGTTCTGCCTGACGTCTGGTGTCCTGCCTGTGAGGTCGAGTGGGCGTCGGATGCGCTCGACTCATGTTGGGTGTGCGGCGCGATAGGCCAGCGGTACTCGGGTCGCAACACGATCGAGGAGCAGGCTGACGCCCGAATACGGCACGCGCTGACGATTAGGACTCGCCGCTAACCCGCAGAAACACTAGCCTTCGCGGGCCTAGTTGAGATTTCTCGCGGTAGGAGTTGACTCGGGGTGTTCCGTTCGGTAAAGTTGTCCTCGTGGGAGAGATGACCAACCGAGAGGAGAGCGCCATGAGCGTCAACTACAAGGGTTACCGGTGCGAGAGGAACGCGAGCGGACAGGTGTCGCTCTACGCGCCTGATGGCGAGTTCCTTGAGTTCGTCGACGACGAGGAAGATGCGTGGTATCGGATCGACATGATCTGGGAGGCGGCGCGATGAGCGAACACGTTACTGAAATCACCGACGCCGAAGTCATGGAAATGATGAAGGCGACCGACCTCCGCCTCGATCGCCGCTTCAAGGAGATGCTGATCGACTACTACTACGTCGGCGACGCCCGCATCGAGGTGTGGGGCGCTCACAACCGCCACGAGCCCTCGATCTGGAAGATCTTCGGGTGGAACGGTGAGCGCGTCACCGCCGGTGGCATCGGCGGTCTCGTCGAGGCTTGCCGCTGGTGGCTGGAGATCGACTGATGACGAAGATTCGCGGCTGGATCAAGTCGAATGTCTCCGGGTCCGCCTACCGCTCGAAAGCCGATCCCGATCTGTGGCTCTACCGGTCATCCGGAGAGTGGCGGATCAAGCGGCTCGGAGACCCAACAGTTCTCGCGTCCGGACCAACCCGGGCGGACGCGATCGCCAACCATGAGAAGGAGGTAAAGGCATGACACATCCACTCGCCGATGAGATCGTCGAGATGATCCGCGCCGACGAACTCGTCGGTGTCGGGTCGTGCTCGCCGGTCGACGAGTGCTACACCGACGACGAACTGGTCGAGGCGTTCGGCTGGGACATCAACGGGAAGCGACACATCACCGCGAAAGGAGCGCTCCGCAAGGCTCGCGCCTACCACAACGCATGGGCTGACCGCTTCGCCGACATGGAAGGGTGGGCGTCATGGTGACCCGCCCGCCGGACGTCGACGCCGCCGAGTTCGAGGCGGTGATGCGACCCGAAGCCGCGGACCCGTGGGAACCGATGCCGCACGCGATCGGCTACTGGATCGCATCTTTCGAGCACGGCTGGCTCGGACCATTCGCGTCGAGCGACGCCGCATGGGATCGCGCCGACATGCTTACCTACACGAGCGACTGGCAGGTCGTGAAGATCGACTCGATCTCACAGCCGATCTTCTCGTCGCCGTTCTAACCGTCACACCCGTCGACTAGCGTCGACCTAACCAATCACCACCACAAGGAGGAACCGTGAGCCAAGAACTCGCGACCATCGGAAACAACCCGGGGACATTTGACCTGATGCTCAGGCAGGCCGACGTCCTCTCACAGTCCCGCATCATCCCCGCCGCATACCGGAACCGCTCAGCCGACGTCGTCGCCGCCGGGCTCGCCGGGATCGCGTTCGGCTGGGACCTGATGACCTCACTCCGGAACTACCATGTCATCGAAGGCACCGCGTCCCTCCGCCCGGAGGCGATGCTCGGACTCGTCCGCCGCGCCGGACACTCCGTCACGCTGACGATCGAGAACGGTAACGACGGACGGCAAGCCGTCGCCCGCGGCAAGCGTGTCGACAGCGGAGACGAGCACACCGCGATCTTCTCGCAGGCCGACGCCGCCCGTGCCGGGCTCGCGAAAAAGAAGAACTGGGAGCAGTACCTCGACTCGATGCTGACATGGCGATCCGTGTCCGCCCTGTGTCGCGTTCTGTTCCCTGACGTCGTGCTCGGAGCCGGATACGTGCCGGAGGAGATCGGCGGAGATGTCGACTCGACTGGGAGTCCCGTCGAGGACGATCCGTTCTCCGATCCGATCATCCCGGTCGCCGAGGCGAAGCGCCGCGTCCTCGCCGCTTGCGACGGCGACAAGGAGATGGCCCGGCAGGTGTGGGGCGACTACATCGCCGAGCACGGCGAGGACCTGCGCGAGTCGTCGATCCTCGACCTCGTCGAACGGCTTCTCGGAGACGACATCGAGGACGGCGTCGTCGTCGAGGACGGGCTGACTATCCCGCAGAAGGTCGACACGATCGAGACCGAGAAGTCGGTCCTCGTCCTCGAAGCCCTGTTGGAGGAGTTCCCCGGCTCGACCGTCAAGGAGTAGAGCGGCGGGCGGCGGGTCGACCAACCAGCGACCCGCCGCCCCCGCGCCGAGGTGGAGGCGACCTCGGCGAGCCGACAGTACCAGTCGACGACGCGCGGACATCGTCGGAGGATGTAGAGTCCGCACGAGTAAAGCCCGGGCGACGGCACCACTCCGTCCCCGGGCATGGCCCGACCCTCAGGAGGTCGAACGTGGGAAACAGTAGCAGTCCGGTGTCGCACTCTCCCGAGGGGGGATGCCACCGATGAGTAAATACGTCAGGGTGATGCGCTCGATCTGGACCGATCCCGACTGGCTCGAACTTTCGTCCCGGTCGAAGATGATCTATCTCCAACTCATCTCGCAGGCCAACATCTCGAAGGCCGGTGTCTTGCCGACGGTGCCGAGACGGTGGGCTTCGATGTACCCGGACCTCGAAGTCGACGACATTCTCGCCGCGATCGACGACCTCACGACCGCCGGGTTCGTCCTCGTCGACGACGACACGGAGGAACTCCTTGTCCGGACTTACATGCGGTACGACGAGATGTACGCGCAACCTAACGGGCGTAAGGCGATCGCCGCCGCGACCGATGAGATCGTCTCTGGAACCCTTCGAGGAACCGTCGAGCGAGAGTTGGCTGAACTCGTCGGAGAGGGTTCCGGCAACCCCTCCGGAAAGGGTTTCGGTAACCCTTCCGGTAAGGGTTCCCTCACCCCTAGAACCCGGAACCATGAACCCGGAACCCGTAACCATGAACCCTCAACCGATGTCGAACTCGTCGACCGGTTCGATGAGTTCTGGAGGACGTACCCGCGTAAGACCGGGAAGGCTCAGGCGGTCAAGGCGTGGTCGAAACTGAAATCCGGAGATCACGATCAGGCGATCGGCATCCTCCCGGAGCATGTCGCCTACTGGCATCGAGTCGGAACAGCGACCCAGTTCATCCCGCACCCGGCAACATGGCTGAACGGTCGACGGTGGGAGGACGAGTTACCCTCCGAGGGACAGACCGCGACCCGCCGCGAGGCTCCCGGCATGGGAGCCGTCCGCCGACTACTGGAGGAGGCACAGAATGACTCGTGACCGCGCAATAGCCCTCGTCGGCTACCTCGTCGCCTCGACGACAGGTTGGAACGACGACAGCGTCCTCGTCTACGCCGCTGAGATCGAGAAACTCTCGAACGATCAGGTCGCCGCCAAAGCGATCCAGCGACTCGCGACCTCGTGGACCGAGGCTCGCCGTCCACCGATCGCCGAGGTCCTCAACGCCTACCGCGCCGAACTCGCCCGGTCTCAACCGGCACCGCGCGAGTTGCGCTCCTCGCCGCCGGTATCACCCGAGCGTGGCATCCGGATCGCACGCGAAGCGTACGAGGCTGAACGTCGACGGCTCGGACTGCCTGCCAACACGAAACGATTCGACGGCTGGATGGCGTCGATCTTCCCGACGTCGTGAAACGTAGCGGACCGCTCCGCCGGAACACGCCGCTGAAGCGTGGACCCGGACCAGTTCGACGAACCAAACTGTCGCCCATGTCCGACAAGCGCCGCAAGGTCTCCGCCGCTCGACGCGAGTTCGTCGCCGACATCTTGTCCCGTCGGACACGATGCGAGGCCGGAGCCCTCGTCCGATCCCGCGACACCGACCACCGATGCTTCGGCTACTCGACAGATGTCCACGAGGTCCTGACCCGGGCGCGGGGCGGAGACATCCTCGACCCGATGAACGTCAAAGCGATCTGTCGCCGATGCCACGACTGGATTCACGATCACCCCGCCGACGCCCTCGATCTCGGACTGCTCGCGATCCGGGAGGTCCCCGATGCCGAATGATGGCGTCTGGCAACTGTTCGATAGCGAGCGTCCGTGGACCGCGAACGCTGAACGCCGTTGGCACTTCCACAAGCGGGCGCAGATGGTCCGTGATGCGCGAGCACGCTGGGCGTGGCACGCACTCGCCGCCCGCGTCCCCCGGCTCGACCGGATAAGAGTCGAGGCTCAACCGATGTCGAAAGATCGCCGCTGGCGTCCCGACGTCGCCGCCTGTTACCCGTCGGTCAAGGCCGCGATCGACGGACTCGTCGACGCCCGCGTGATACCTGACGACGACGACCGGCATGTCCTGAATCTGTCGTTCCTCCCGGTCGAGATCGGGCAGGCGAACGGGCTCCGGATCACCATCGTCGACCTCTCGAAATAGCCCGAAAAAAATCCGGAAAGACTCCCCTAATAGTGTTGTGTCGGTGTTGCTATTCGTGTAAGGTGGTCCTCGTGGGAGAGACAACGACGAAAGGAGTTCCCATGAGCCACGAAGTCATCAAGACGATGATCCGTCAAATCGGATCACGCGACCTGCTCGCCACCTCGGGCGGTCGCTACACCTACGACGCCGAAGCCGGTGTCGTCGTCCTGCCCGTTTCGAGCGGGTACTCGGTCCGGGTCACCTACCGCGCCGTTCCCGACGTCTACCGGGTCGAGCGGGTGTTCCGCCGCGGCCTGAAGGAGTGGGTGAAGGGATGCGCTGAGATGGTCTACGCTGAGGAACTCGGCGAGATGGTCTACCGCGCCGGGTGCTTCCGAGACGCTTGGGCCGCGGGAGGTGCGGCATGAGCGCCCGGTTCGAGATCGGCGGTCGGTACCCCGACCGCTGGGGCCGGGTCTTTGAGGTCGTGGCCCGCTCCGCGAAGTTCGTCACGCTCGACGACGGGTCCCGGTTCAAGGTCCGCGACTGGAACGGAAGCGAGACCGTCCGCCTCGGGAACTACTCGATGGCTCCGTCGATCTCTGCGGACAAGGTCGAGGACGGCACCGAGGCCGAGACCCGCTGGTACTGGATGATGACCTCATGAACCGCGGCATCGTGAGTTACTGCGACAACTGTCTCGTCGAGACGCCGGGTCATCATCTCTCGCATCTCGACCTCGGAGGCCACTCCGACACTCGGAGCGTGTTCGCGCCGCGATGGGTCGACGCCTGTCCCGACTGCGTTCCGACGCTGGAGGCGCGAGGGTACACGGCGGAGGCGAAGTCCTGCCCGATCTGCGAGGGATGCGAGTCGTGAGCACCGCGACCGCTGATCTCCCCGGCACCTACCGGTTCGCGACTGACGCGCAGGCATACGCCGTCGCTGTGCTCGCCCGCAAGGGCGGGTTCATCGCCTCCGAACCTGCTGTCGTGCGCGGCGGCTACGTCGTCACGATCTCCGTCAAGAGGCCGGACACGACCCGCGCCCGCTCCACCGGGACGCATGTCACGCTCGAACCGGGCGACGACCTGCGGTGGATGTTGATCTGCGAGGAGCACGGCGGCTGTTGCGAGTTCCACACAAAGCGCGAGGCGCTGGCACACCGCTCCGAACCGGAGAACTGGTGCGAGGACTGTCACGAAGTCCGCTACGCCTCCGGCTGGGAGGAGGACCTGTGAGCGCCTACCGGATCATCGAGATCGTCTGCGACCTGTGTGGTGCGGGCGAAGGTGAGGATGCGTCGAACACGACGATCGCCGAACTGCGTCGCCGACTCCGCGACGAGGAACGCTGGGTCCGCTCGGACGGCGAGGACATCTGCGGCACCTGCCGGACACAACAGGCGCGCGACGCCGCCGCCGCCCTCGACCGTCTGCTCCACCCGTCACCGGGAGAAACGTCGTGAGGCTCGTCGACTGTGACATCCATGTCCGACGACACCCGCACCCGTCCGCCGGTGGCGCACTCACGAGCGCTCTGCTGGCGATCCTCGACGACGCCGGGCTGGTCCCGATGCTCGACGAGAACGGGGAGATCGCGCGGTTCGCTGAAACTGACCATGACGAACTCCCCGTCGACGCGCTAACCGCGCTCGCGGACAGTAACCTCGTTCGTGTCGGATCGTGGCTCAGGTTCGACACCGGAGCGCTCGTGTTCCGGGTCACGTTCACCGGCCATCACCTACTCGTCCTCGACCACGAGGACCGCACCCCCGATCACAGGAGAACAGATGAGACATTGGAACATCGAGAAGGTTGACGCCCCCGGCGGGGCATGGATCGTCACCCGGTCAGAGACACAGACCGAGTACGAAACCAGCGAGACGGCAACGGGCGAGGTCACGACCTCGTACGACCGGCTCGTGTCGCGATCGACCTCGGCGTACACGACGCTGTCGTGGGCTCGCCGTTCGATCGTCGACGAACTGAACCTGTCGAAGCGCGTTCGCATGACGAAGCACTCCGACACCCACTACACCTACAAGCACACCGCCTGAGGAGGCACCCATGACCAACCGTAGAAAGCACCGTCGGCACACTCCGAACGTCGACATCCCGGAGAACGCCGAGGCGATCGTGAAGATTCTCGACCCTGACGAGCGCCGCGTTATGTCGCTCCGTTGGGGCATCGAGAACGGACGACCGCTCCACCAGACCGAGATCGGCGAGATCATGGGCGTGAGCCACTCGACGGTCTCCCGGATCGAGAAGGGTGTCCGGGAACGCATCGCGGAACTGACACCGTCGCAACTGAACACGATCGTCGAGGCCCACGAGTCACAGCCTGCCGTCGACGTCGACGCCCTCATCGCCCGAATCGACACGCTGTCCCGTGAGGTTCAGAAGATGGAGACCCGCATGATGCGAGAGATCACGCGCGTCGAGGGCAAGGTTCGTCCCGCCGATCCGCCCGCCGCACCGAAGCGGGTCGGACTGTTCCGCCGTGGCCGCTGACGAGGACATCGTCGCCCGGCTCCGGAGCCCAGACAAACTCGACGGGCTCTACTCGCTGTGTCGTCGTGCGGCGGCGGAGATCGAAACGCTCCGCCGTCGCCGGTTGACATTCGAGGAATGGTACGACGCCGGGATCGACAACAACTGGGTCCTGCCGTTCTGCGCTGAGCACGGCTCGGTACCGCTCGTCTCGGAGGACGAGGCCGACCGGATCGACGCTGGGGAGGACCCGTGCCTCCCGGCGTTCCGCCTCTGGAACGGGGTATGACGGTGAACGCTGAACTGTCCCCGCTCGACCACCAGATGTTCGCGCTCGCCAAAGCACGCGGACAAGTCAAAGTCACTCACGGCGACCGAGTTCGTCTAGCGACCCTGATCGCGTGGAGACCAAAGGACAAGCGCGGAGTCCGCACAAAGAAGGCCCGCGTCCAGTTCGCCACTGGCACCCGGGCAACGGTTCCGCTCTCCGAAATCGAGACTGATACTGTCGTGATACCGTGATGTCACGACACGGGGATGACACGGCGTCGACGGTCGGCTAAGGCCGAAGCGCACCGACCGGAACCGGGTTCGACTCCCGGCATCTCCACTACTGCTTGCGTCGGCGACGTTTCTCGTCGAACCTCTGACGTTCGGTCATGCCGCCCCACACTCCCCAATGCTGGTGGTTCTCCAGCGCGTATTCGAGACAGTCGGACCGGACGGCGCACCGCTCACAGATCGCGAGCGCCTCGGTAGGCCGACGACCGGACTTCGGGAAGAACAACTCGATCGGTTCACCGCGGCACGCACCCTCACCGATCCACGGTCCCGGCGCAGGTGGCGGCGTTGGGAGGTCGTACACGACGCGGCAGGCTACCGGATCGCGCATCGGCGTGCTGAACAGCAGTATCATTCCGCGCCATGTCGGAGGAACACATCGAACAGGTAGCCGTGGACGATCTCATCGTTCACCCGGACAACCCGCGTCAGGGTGACCTCGGCGCGATCATCACCTCGATCAAGAAGAACGGCTGGTACGGCACGGTCGTCGCGCAACGCTCCACCGGCTACGTCCTCGCCGGTAACCACCGGCTGATGGCCGCTCAACACCTGAAACTCGGAACCGTCCCGGTGTATTGGGTCGACGTCGACGACGCGACCGCCCGCCGCATCCTGCTGGCCGACAACCGAACAGCGGAACTCGCCACCTACGACAACGGCCTGCTGGTCGACTTGTTGACGAGGCACGCGAACGCGGATGACCTGATCGGCACCGGCTGGGACCACGACGACGTCGAGGACCTGATCCGCCGCCTCGAATACAACGATCGCGATCTCGGCGACGTTATGGACGAATGGGTCGGGATGCCCGACTACGACCAGCCATCCCGCCGACCCGCGTTCCGAACCGTGATCTCATTCGAGACCGACGAGGACGCTGACCGATTCTTCCGCCTGATCGACCGACCGAAATACATGGACCTGTGGTGGCCCGAGGACACGCTGAAGGGCAGTACCGGGTTAGAGAAGAAATGGGTGAACGATGCCTGACCTGTCGGTCACGCAACCTCGATTCCCGATCTACATCCCGTCGATCGGACGCGCCGACACCGGACAGACAGCGCGACAACTCCGCGCGATGGGCGTCCGTTTCCGAATCATCGTCGAACAACAGGAACACGACGCCTATGCCCGCGAGTTCGGCATACAGAACCTGCTGATGCTCGACCCCGAGTACCAGCGCACCTACGAAACCTGCGACGACCTCGGAACCACGAAACGGGTCGGAGCCGGAGCCGCACGCAACTTCGCTTGGGAACACTCGATGCGCGAGGGCTATCCGTGGCATTGGGTCATGGATGACAACATCCGATCGTTCAGGCGACTCCACCAGAACCAACGTCGCGAAGTCACCGACGGAATGATCTTTCACGCGATGGAAACCTTCTGCCTCCGATACACGAACGTCGCGATGGCCGGACCGAACTACGTCACGTTCGCCCAACACCGCGAACCACGACCACCGTTCCAAGTCGGCACCCGAATCTACTCCTGTAACCTCATCCGCAACGACGTCCCATTCCGCTGGCGAGGCCGCTACAACGAGGACACGATCCTCTCCCTCGACATGCTGACCGCCGGATGGAACACCGTCCAGTTCAACGCCTTCCTCACCGAGAAACAGAACACCCAACAACAGAAAGGCGGCAACACCGACACCCTGTACCTCGACGGCACCTACAACAAGTCCAAGATGCTCGTCGACCTATTCCCCGAGGTAACCGAACTCGTGAAACGCTGGGACCGCTGGCATCACCATGTCGACTACAGCCAATGGCGGAAACGACCACTCATCCGACGCGACGACCTCGAACTCCCCACCGAGAACCCGTACGCCGGACTCAAACTCGTCGACGCCCCACCCCGCAGTATGCGATTCCTCGACGAACAACAAATCGCCCACCTCAAGCGCGGTCGCTCTGAACACTCTGGACACTAGGGTCAGAACATGGCACGAGGACAAACACCCGCGCTCACACCCGATCAAGCCGAGCGTTATCGCGAGGTGATCCGGCTCCGCACCGCCGGACTGAAGTTCCATGAGATCGCCGAGCGTGTCGGCTATGCGTCGCGGTCCGGAGCGAAGGAGGCTTACGATGCGGCGCTCCGCTGGTGGGGGAGGGAGGCGGTCGACGATCTCCGCACGATCGAGGGGGAGCGCACCGAGGAACTGTGGCGTCAGACATTCGCCCGTATTCTCGCGAGCCCGGAGTCGACGAATGAGTTCGTGGCGCTCGTGAACACCGCTGTCAAGGTGTCTCAGCGTCGCGCGGCGTTGTACGGGTTGGATGCGCCTCGGCAGGTGGAGATCAGCGGGGAGGATGGCGGTCCCGTCCGGACGGATGTCGGGGAGATTCTGCTCGAACGGATTCGGGCGCTCGCCGTCGAGCGCCGTGTCGAGTTGCCTGAACTGCCGGAGGTCTGATGTCCGGCTCGATGGCGGAGATGTTGGCGGCGCTCGATCAACGCGCGCCGGGGTTCTCTGCCGAGGTAATCGGGACGCTGTCGGAGCGTGAACGATTCGAGGTCATGTACGACTGGTCGGTGTGGCGTCGCCCGAAACAAGCGACCCCGCCCGGCGACTGGCGAGTTTGGATGATCCTCGCCGGTCGAGGATTCGGCAAGACACGCACCGGAGCCGAGTTCGTTCGGGAACAGGTGAACGCTGGCCGATGCCGCCGGGTGGCGCTCGTCGGTGCTACTGCCGCTGATGTCCGCGACACGATGATCGAGGGCGAATCCGGACTGTTGGCGGTGTTCCCTCCGGGACAACGTCCCCGCTACGAGCCGTCGAAGCGGCGCGTGACATTCCACAACGGGGCGACCGCGTCCGCGTTCTCCGCTGACGAACCGGACCGGCTGCGCGGACCGAACCACGATCTCGCGTGGGCTGACGAGTTGGCGGCATGGCGTTACGTCGACGCTTGGGACCAGTTGATGTTGGGGCTCCGTCTCGGCGACCATCCCCGTGTCGTCGTGACCACGACCCCGCGACCGACCGCGCTGATTCGCAGGCTGGCGCGCTCGGATGACGGCACCGTTCACGCGACCACCGGCTCGACCTACGAGAACGCCGCGAACCTCGCACCCGACTTCATCGCGGAGATGCGCCGCCGCTACGAGGGGACCCGACTCGGACGACAGGAGTTGGAGGCACAGATTCTCGACGACGTCGAAGGCGCGCTGTGGGATCGCGCCGTGATCGACGAGACCCGGACGACGGACACGCCACCGCTCCGCAGAATCGTCGTCGCGATCGACCCGGCAGTCACCTCCGGAGAAAACTCCGACGAGACCGGGATCGTCGTCGCAGGTGTCGCCACGAACGGCGAGGCGTACATCCTCGATGACCGGACGATGCGCGCCTCCCCGAACGACTGGGCGTCCGCCGCTGTCGCCGCCTACCACCGGCACAAAGCCGATCTGATCGTCGCCGAAGCGAATCAGGGAGGCGACCTCGTCGAGAACGTCCTGAAAGCGGTCGACCCGCGCGTCCCCGTACACCTCGTCCGGGCGTCCCGCGGCAAGCGCACCCGAGCGGAACCGGTCGCCGCTCTCTACGAGCAACGCCGCGCGCACCATGTCGGTTTCTTCCCCGAGTTGGAGGACCAGTTGTGCTCGTGGGTCCCGGACATCGGCTCGTCGCCTGACCGTCTCGACGCCCTAGTTTGGGCTCTAACAGACCTCGTGGTGGACAGGGCTAGGGTGGCCCCAGTCGTCGTTCCGGCGTCCTTAGAACAGGTTTCTCCGTGGCGTATCTGATCGGATACTAGACGTCGACCTGACGGTGTTTCGGAATGCGGACCTCGACGCCGGTCCCGTGGAGATCGTCGTCGCCAACGATGACCGCCCACCCGTCCCGCGTTGACACAACGTGACGGACGATCACCGGGCGGAGTGTGTCATCGTCCCCGGTGGACAGCATCACGCGGTCCCCGGGGAGCACCATCATCGCCTCGACCTTCACGACAGCATCTCCGCCTTCGAGGGCCGGGAGAAGAACCCGAACATCTCGTCGTCCTCCGAGGGCGACACCCGAGCGACGAACCCGACCCGGTCACCCTCCTCAGCCCAGCAGATCGCCGCGGGGAGCGTTCCCCACACCGCCCAACCCTCGTCGCTCACGACCCGGACCTTGACCGACCCGCCGAAGGCGTTCTCGACGTACCGCCGCGTCGCGATCTCACCCTCGACCCGAATCCGATCCGAGGAGACGGGGAGGGGCTTCGCCGCCGCCCGCCGCTCGGCGTCGGCGGACTCCCGAGCCGCCCGCTCCGACTCCTCCGCCTTCGCCTTCGCGTATCCGGCGGGAGCGTAAGCGAGGAGCCCGAGCCACTTCGACCCGACCCAGTCCATCCGGGCGAGCCGCGCGAGGTTCGTCGCGAACTCGCCAGCGCCGTCGTTCTCGACCATCCACGCGACGAGTTCCTCGACCGTGATCGTCGCGGCAGGTGCCTCGGCGAGCGCATACCGGAGATCGAGCCACTTCTTGTCGGCCCAGAAATAGCCGGACAGCATCTCCGAAACGATTCGTTTCGTGGGCGTCCGCTCCGCGTTGACGGGCGTGTACCCGAGCCGGTTGGCTTCGATCGCGAACCGCAGGATCGTTTCGACCGTCCACATCGACTTCCCGCCGCCGATCGCCCAGCCGTCCTCGTCGGCGTCGAGCGCCCCGGCGACGAACGTCGCCCAGTAGGGATCGTGACCGAGGAAGTCCTTCGCGCACGACGACCCGACCCACCGGACCTCGTCCTCGGCGTTCCGGATCATCAGGACCTTGTTCCGGCGGACCGCCCGATGACAATGGTCACAGCGGCTCATGTCGACCTCGCCGACCTCGACCTCGTCCTCGAACGAGTGGATGATGGGCTCCGTCGTTTCGCTCGCGTCAGCGACCGCGATCAGCGTCCAACCGCCCTCGAAGTGGAACGACCCGCCGAACGTGAACTCGGCGACGACATCGCCGCGCTCGTCGGTCTCGGACTTGACGTCGATCGAGATGTCCCATCCGTGCCGCTCGGCGCGAGCCCGCAACTCGGCGAGTTTCGCGCCGACGATCCCGAACTCGCGTGCCGTGTAGTGCCGCTTCATCACGCCACCCCCGCCAGCATGATCTCCGCGGCGCTCTCCGCCGAGGTCAACGCCTCGACGATCGCCTCGGTCGCCCGGGCCATGACCCGCTCGACCTGCCGTCTAACCCATCCGCTCATCGTGGTCTCCTTCCTCTCTCCCACGAGGACGATCTTACGGCAAATCCACCACTAACGCAACTACTAATCCGAATCTCTCCGGATAGGGGTTGACTCCGGGGTTCGGCTTGAGTAAGATCGTTCTCGTGGGAGAGACCGACATGAGAGGAGACGCCATGACCACCACCCGCAAGGGCATCTCGCCCTACTACGACCGCGACGGCAAGCCACGCTCCGGCGTGACCATCCCCGCCGCACCCGAGGCGAACGCCATCGGCAAGTTCCGCGCCTACTGCTCATGCGGCTGGCACGGGCGCGCCTACCGCGACGGAAACGCCGCGTGGGGATCGCTCGACATCCACACCGAGAAGTGCCGCGACGGGCGCTTCGGAACCATCAAGGAGGAAAACTGAAATGTCCAGCGATTACATCGACATCAACATCAGCGAGTGGAGAGGCGCGATCCCGGAGGGCCACGACCTCGTGATCCACGAGCGCGGCGGCGATCCCGAGGACGGCGCGGTCCTGTTCGGCTTCGACGAGATCAACTACTTCCGCGACGACTTCAAGAACCCCGCCTACTCATTCATCAAGGCGGCCTGATAACGTCCTGATCCGACACACGGCAAGCCCGTCCCGAGGAGAGTTGAGCCTCCCCGGGGCGGGCTGTGTGGCATCCTGACCGGGTGACCGCGACGCCGCCGCCGACCTGTGACCTGTCCACCATCTGCGGCTGGTGCGGCGGACCGATGCGACCCGAGCACGCCCACTACCGCTGTACCCGATGCGGAGCGCGCGACTCGTGCTGTGACGGGCCGTACTGACCGCCGTTCACAACGCACCGGGATGCGCTACCCTGTCCGCTCGTGGAGACCTTCCCGACTGACCCGCTGAGCAAGGCTCGTCCGACGTCGACTGATTTCATGGAGATCGGCTCGTCCGGTCTCCATCAGTACGGCGGCGAGATTCAGCAGGACTTCCTACGGCAACTCCGAGGTAAGCAGGCTTACGCCAACTACCGGGAGATGGCTGACAACGATCCCGTGGTCGGGTCCATGCTCCACGCCATCGAGATGCTGATCCGCGCGGTCGACTGGACGGTCGAACCGTCCGACGATGCCGACGAGCGCGCGATCGCTGAGGCCGAGTTCGTCTCGACCTGCCTGACGGACATGAGTACGTCGTGGGCGGACACGCTCGCCGCGATTCTCGGGTTCCTCGTGTACGGCTACTCGTATCACGAGATCGTCTACAAGCGGCGTCAGGGGTTCACGAAGGACGGGCGGACCCGCTCGAAATACAACGATGGTCGGATCGGGTGGCGGAAACTGCCGACCCGTTCGCAGGAGACGATCGACCGTTGGGACCTCGACGAGTCCGGCGGCATCAAGGGCGCGTATCAGATGGACCCGAACTCACGGAAGAAGGGCGTCGTCTACCTCCCGATCGAGAAGGCGCTCCTGTTCCGCACCACCTCGAAACTGAACAACCCGCAAGGCCGGTCGGTACTGCGAAACGCCTTTATCCCGTGGTACTACAAGCGCCGGATTCAGGAGATCGAGGCGATCGGTATCGAGCGCGACCTCGCCGGTCTGCCCGTCGCCCTCGTCCCGCCGCAACTGCTCTCGAACGCCGCCACCTCCGAGGAGCGTGCCGCGCTCGACGCGATCAAGCAGATCGTCCGAAACGTCAAGCGTGACGAGCAGGAGGGCATCGTGTTCCCGCTCGCCTATGACCCGGAGACCGGGAACCCGGCGTACGACCTGAAACTGCTGTCGACCGGCGGACGCCGCCAGTTCGACACCGATGCGATCATCGCCCGCTACGACCAGCGGATCGCGATGACGGTCCTCGCCGACTTCCTGCTCCTCGGCCACGAGAAAGTCGGCTCGCAAGCCCTGTCCGTCTCGAAGGTCGACCTGTTCATCCGGTCACTCGATGCGTTCCTGTCGGAGATCGCCGAGGTTATGAACCAGCACGCGATCCCGCGACTGATGCGCCTCAACGGTGTCGACGAGGCGCTCTCACCGACGTTGACATGGTCCACCCCGAAGTCCGTCGACCTCGGCTCGATCGGATCGTTCATCACTTCGCTCGCGCAGGCCGGAGCACCGCTGTTCCCGGACGAGAACCTCGAAGGCTACCTGCGCGGCATCGCCGGGCTCCCCGTCGGAGAGGCCGAGGCGGTCTGACCGATGCCCGGGTCGATCCGGGCTCTGCGCCGACAAGCGGACCCGGTCCGTGGAACCGGTCGCATCCCCATCGCGAAACGTCGCACCGTCGGACGTCCCCAATATCGAGAGACCGGCACCGACACCCTGTCCCGGCAGGAGGAAGCGATCGCCGACGCGATCGAGGACGCCTACGCCACGATTCCCCGTGAGACCCTCCTAGAAGCCGTTGAGAGCAACGACGCCGCCGGATACGCCCGGACGGTGCTCGGATACCTCACAGCGGCTTCTAGCGGCATCGAGGAGGTCATCCTCGAATCGTTCATCTCGTCCGGTGAGACGTCAGCGATCGACCTCGGACGAGAACTGTCCCGCCAGTACCGGGCGGTCGGGAAGGCCGAGACGCCGTCCCCATCAGAGGTGGCGCTCCGGTTCCGCTTCAACGCGCTCGATCCCCGGACCGCGACATGGGCGCGGAATGAGGCTGGCCGTCTCATCACGAACATGGCGACATCCGAACAGGAGATGTTCCGCCGTCTCGTCACTCAGTCGTTCACCGAGGGCCGCACCCCACAGTCGACCGCGTCAGCGATCTTCGGTCAACTCCAAACTGTCGTCCCGTCACCTAACGCCCGCGACTTCGCGGAGGCGATCGGCGGAAATCTGAACGGGCTCACCGAACGGTACGAGCGCGCGGTCATGAACCGGGTCGCGACCGTCGCCGATGACCTCGCCGCCCGCGGCATCACCGGCACGAAAGCGCTCGAACGGATGCGGAAAGAGGGCGACAAATACTCGACGAAACTTCGTCGAGCACGCTCCCGGACGATCGCCCGCACCGAACGGATGCGAGCCCACAATGAGGCCCGTCTCCTCTCCTACCAGCAGGCGATCGACGACGGGCTCATGTCCCGGGAACACTCCCGGAAGGTGTGGTCGACCGGACCGTTCGACGTCTGCCCGATCTGCGTCGGGATGGCCGGGACCGAAGCGAAGATGTCCGAACCGTTCAGCCTGCCGAACGGCGTACAGGTCCAGTCGCCGCCCGCCCATCCGAACTGTCGCTGTACTCTCCAGACCCGCACCGACACGACGCTGTACGACCCGCCACAGTCGCTCGGCTCCGGACTCCCGGGCGACCCGTACCGGATCGGTGGTCGCGGCCTCTCGGACGAGGGACGGAAACTCGACTCGCCACTCACCGACACCCAGCGCATCCACACCGTCACTCGGAACGGGAGGTCCGCCTACAAGCCGGAACGCATCCGTCAGGTTCACGACCCGTGGATTCGCGAATCCCTCGAAGAAGGCGTCGCGTACGGCGACACTCAGGTGACGTTCATGGGTGGCGGATCGGGAGCCGGAAAGGGTTCGATCCAGCGATCCGGCGACGTCACATTCCGACGCGGCACAACCGTCGTCGACTCCGACGAGGCAAAGAAAGCGATCCCCGAATACAGGGAACTTCTCGATGCCGGTGACAACAAGGCGGCGGCATACGTCCACGAGGAATCGTCCGACATGGCTCAGCGTCTCATGGCCGAGTCGATCGACCGCGGATACGACACCGTGCTCGACGGTACTGGCGACTCGACGTTCGAGAAGATGGCCGGGAAGGTGGCACGCGCCCGACAGCAGGGTGCTCAACGGGTCAAGGCCGAGTACGTCACGATCGACACCGACGAGGCGTTACGTCGTGCCGCTCAGCGTGCCGCCCGCTCCGGACGCGAGGTCCCCGAGGATGTCGTCACCGGCACGCACGAGGCTGTCTCGAAGATCTTCCCGAAACTCGCGGACGCCGACACTTTCGACGAACTCCGCCTGTGGGACAACATGGGCGACACCCCGGAACTGATCTACGAACGGGTCGACGGCGTCGAGCGTGTCCTGAACCGGGAACGGTACGAGGCGTTCTTGCGGAAAGACCCGGACTACATCCCCGGATCACGCCAACCGCTCGCAACCCCACCGTCTACCGCCGACGACATTGTCTACGGCACGAACGACACTCAGGGCGTGTTCACCGAGGTCGTCGACGGACAGCGCCGCTACACCGCCGCCCGCACCGAATCGGTTCACCGTCCGTGGCTCGACGATCTCCTCGCGGCAGGCGAGGCATCCGACGAGCCGACGATGACGTTCCTCGGTGGCGGCTCCGGCGCAGGTAAGGGAACGATCACGAACCCGGACAAGGGCGGCGTCGTCCAGTTCCGTCGCGGCACGATCAACGTCGATTCGGACGAGGCAAAGAAGGCGATCCCTGAGTATCGGAAACTCGTCGCAGATGACGATCCGATCGCCGCCGCGTTCGTCCACGAGGAATCGTCGGACATGGCGGCACAGGCTCTCGCCGAGTCCCTCGAACGTGGCTTCGACACGGTCCTCGACGGCACCGGTGATTCGTCGATCGAGAAACTCGCGTCGAAGGTTGCGAAGGCCCGCGAACAAGGCGCGAAACGGGTGACTGCCGAATACGTCACGATCGACATAGATGACGCCCTCGCCCGCGCCGCGTCACGCGCCCGCCGGACCGGACGCGAAGTCCCCGAGGATGTGATCCGCGGCACCCACGAATCGGTGTCCCGAGTCTTGCCCGAGGCGATCAAGCGCGACCTATTCGACGAGGTCCGCCTGTGGGATAACACCGGCACACCGCCCGAGTTGATCTACGAGAAGGTCGGCGGTGTCGAACGCATCCTGAACCCGCAACGCTGGGAGGCGTTCCTCCGGAAGAACCCCGACTACGTCCCCGCCGCCGGTCCTCGCACGATACGAAACATGGCGGCGCTCCGCGACCGAGCGGGAAGAATCCGCGACTCGCTGACCATTTCGAGGAACAAGAAGAACGTCGGAATGGTCGCCGAGGAACTGGAGAACGCCGGACTCATCGTCCGTCGTGACTTCGGACCCGGACGCGGCACTTACAAACTCCCCGAGTTCGGGAAACCCGGATCGCCTACTAGCCGACGTCAAATGTACGCCAAGTCTGTGCTCGACCTGCGACTCACCGACGAAGGAGAGGACGCGATCTCCGCGCTACTGGAGGCCGGAC